TAGTGGATATATATACTTGTATATTATTAAGGTGATATGATGATATGTTTATTAGTTAAGCCGAGAGGCAGAAAGGAAATCATCATGAAAAAATTAGACTTCTATTTTAAAGTTTCCCGTATCGAAAAGATGATGGATGCCATTTTGAATAAATTCAATATGGACCTCATTATTTCTGGTGTATCTAATGGCAAAGTAATGAGCCATAATCATAAATTGATGATCAATACTGGTCATAAAGTATTCTGCCATGCTGGTCATATTATTGAAAGTGATCGTGCATCTGATGTATTATGGGATCTTATCGAATTCAACAATGAATACGATATGGGTTGGGATGAATTTCTTACAGCTCTTGAATTAGCTATTGAAGAAATTCAACATTTAAAAAGAGCAGAGTTAGAGTAGAGGGTCAACCTCTACTCTTCTCTTTTATTTTTTTCTTTTTTATTAATAATTAGATTCTACTAACTTAACCATTCCACCTTCAAGGGTAGCTAATGGGAAGTTCATATTTAAGTTAGAATTACGAGCTACACCAGTTTGGAAGTTTAAGTTCATATCTTCTAATAAGAATGGATCAGGTAAACTCATATTTGTGATTTGTTCACCAGTCTTAATATTCATACAACGGAACTCTCTAGATTCTGTTTTTGGATCGAATACAACTACAGTCTTAACATCTGGATTGTGTTCCATAATCATACGATTTTGTTCTGGAGTAAACAATTCATCATTAGTCATCATAGGTTGATAAATATCCATACCACCTTGTTGTTGAACCATCAATGGTACATCTCCACTTTCTAATCTAGGTGGAATGAAACCAGTTTCAAGTTGTTGTCTTGGAGTATTAATGATATTTTCATATAGACCCATGATAGCTGCTTCGTCACTGCCACTATTTTCAAGTTTAAGTTCTTTAGTACGTTTAAGTTCCATATCATGACATTTAGAGATAACAGAGTTAAGCTCTTTAATAGCAGATAGTTTAGTACTAGATAGAGATGAAATAGTTGCAGAGATATCAGTTAGATATTGATATTTACCACGCATCTTAGATAGACGGATATCATTAAACTCTTGTTTTAATTCACCTTGAAGACCATCGATTTGACCAATCATAACTTTAATCAAATCATTAGTTTCTTCATAAGAATCAATGTAAGCCTTATTGGTTACGATCTCTTCAGCATCACCACCAACTTTAAGTTCATCGCCATCTTTATTTTTTCTTGGTCGACCACGTTTACGTGGTTTGATCAAAGTACTTTCATCAATAGGAGTATTTTCTACTACAATTTTTTTACCTTGACCAGTAGCAAATTTATTAAATACAGAAGAGCCACTAAAATTCGGTTTAGGACTATTAGTCACTTTAGGTTCTTCTACGGTAATATTACCTTCGGTAATAGCTTCAGTATATTGCATAATATTCCCTCCTTTTATGGGTTTATTTTAAAGTTCTATGCATATATTCTTATATTGCCTAAAAACGTCGAATTATTAAAAATTAAACTCCCAGTTACATTAAAGTAGGTATAAATACGAAGGAGGATTTTAAATATGGCTAACATTTTAAACATATTTAATCAGTTTCCAAAGAACTATGACTTAACAATTTTGCAAACATTCTTTGCAAAACCTTTTAAACAAGAGAATGGTAAATGGACTAAACCATCTTTGAGTTTAGTTGCTAAAGATAATAATACAGGTAAGAAACACGTATGCGAAATTGAAGATCCAGAATATATTTGGTTCTTAGCTAAAGATCCAGATAAGTTAACTCATCACTATGACTTCTTACCTAAAGATGAAGTAGAAGCTATTCAATGCCCTAATAGAGAATTAGAGAAATGTATAGCTCAAGCAACTGGTAATATGAAATTCTTTACAAACAATATTGCCAATGGTGAATATAGAGAGAATGCTAAGTTACATACTTTGAACCAAGTATTCTTCTCTGACCAAAATATTGAAGACCATTATAGATTCTGGTTTAATAGATTATTCAAGAATGAAATCCACTCTGTAAGAAAAGCATATCTGGATATTGAAGTTGATATCTCTGATATTGTAGGTGATTTCCCAGAACCAGGTGAAGCTCCAGTTAATGTAGTAACTTATATTAATGATGGTGTAATCAATACATATATTCTTAGAGATCCTAAGAATCCATTAGTGCAAGAGTTTGAAAACCAAGTAGCTAGTGGAGAGATTGAAAGAGATTTAAGAAAGCTAATTGAGTTTGCTATTGGTGATGAAGCAAGACAACGTAAGTTTAATATCTTTGGATATAACTTTAACGTGAAGTTCTTTGACCAAGAGATACAATTACTAGGTTCTTTATTTAGACAAATCAATACAGAAGAACCTGACTTCTTAATGGCTTGGAACATGGCATTCGATATTCCATATTTGATTCAACGTATTCGTAATCTAGGATATCGTCCAGAAAGTATCATGTGTCATCCAGACTTTAAGTTAAATCCTAAAGCTGAATACTTTATTGATACACGTATGGAAAACAACTATGCTGAACGTGGTGATTATGCATACATTTCAGCATATACAGTATACTTAGATCAAATGATTCAATTTGCATCTCGTCGTAAAGGGCAATCTGCATTTGCATCATTTAAGTTGAATGATATTGGTGCTCAAATCTGTGGTGTACAAAAGTTGAATTATCATCATATCACTACAGACTTAGCTAAGCTACCATTCTTAGATTTCAAAACATTTGTATTTTATAATATCGTCGACGTATTAGTCCAAGTATGTATTGAAGAGTCTACAGATGATATTGGATATATCTATAACTCTAGCGTGTTGAATAATACTCGATTCTCTAAAGTACATAGACAAACTATATATTTAAGAAATAAACAAATCGATTTCTATTTCAATCTAGGACTTGTTGTTGGTAATAATATTAATAAGACTAGAGAGAAACCATCAGAGAAATTTGACGGTGCTTTCGTAGCTGACCCAAACTTGGTTAATGATTCAGTTAAATTAAAGATCAATGGTATTCCAGTCTTCTTATGTGATAACTTAGTAGACTTTGACTTTAGTTCACTATATCCAAGTATCAATCGTGAGTTCAATTTAAGTTCTCCATCTGAGATTGGTAAGATTGAATTTGAAGATGATAAAGATGCAAGCTCTGCAATCATCGAAGATATTGTAACTCAAGACCATTTAACTATCGGACATAGATGGTTTGGTTTACCTAACTATAGTGAATTAGTAGATCAAGTATCTACATTATTCGCATCTGGTAGACTATCTACTGAGAATGAATTCAAAGTATATAATAAAGGCGAGTTAGTTAAACCAATAGCAGTTGATTATAATGAATGTGTACCAGCTTTAACTAGATTTGGTAGCATGAATATGAATGCTATTTATGGTGAACGACAAATACCAGGAGGATTATAATGGTTATACATTTCCCATTAAGCCAATCTGATATCGAAAGCTTACTTTCTATAAGTAAGCTTTTGAAATGTGATAAGATTCTATATGATAGAAATTATGTAAATCCAATCATTGGTGTAGGACCAGAGAAATCATACTTCCAGACTACAAGTTTTATGGTTGATCTAAGTCCTCATATTAATAATCTATTGGTTAATATATCTGACTTAAAGAATCTTGATAAGATTACTCAATTACAACCAGCGGCTGATAATCCAGAGATAGCTATTCATAGACCAGTTGTATCAGTATTCAATTGGGATGCTGAATACGTTAAAGCTTGTATGAATAGTCTAAGAGAATATCAAATAGATGATAATATTATTGCTAGAACCGATGAGTTCCATAATACAGATTGTTATAATGAACTTATGGCTGGTAGTGCATCTACTGGAGCATTCAGAATCAATATAGGTGGATATATGATTGATATACCTAAATCAGCTATACCTACATTGAAATCTGATCATGTAGTAGCTACAGTATATAATGCTCCTAATAAGAACTTTAACATTCTTAGATTTAAAATAACTAAACGTAATGGTATCATTGTTAATCAGTCAATGTTATTCTTACCTTACTAGGGGATTTGGCTATAGAGAATCAATCTCTATAGCCAGATTCGTTTATTTAGCATACGGAAAACATTTAAATAATCAAAGGAGGAACGATAATGGCTGAAGATAAAAACGTAAAAAAGCAAGATGGGTTACTTAGTAGTATCCGTAAAGGTCTTGCTAATCTATACGGTCGTACATATTATACACCACCAGACAGTGATAGTGAACTAAATCATCTTACTGATAGAATCAATGACTCTATGGGTAAGATTATTAATGATATTAACTACTCTACAGGTCTATCTTCTATTAGCACTCTATATGCTAAGTCTATGGAATATCAAAATGATCCAAAAATTGTAGATGGTTTTGATAATCTATTCAAAGACTTAAATAATGATGGTAGTACTTATAATGCTTTCTTTAATAATCGTAGCTTACGGTTATTTGATGCAGAGATTGACATGATCTGTAAATATATGCCTATGCTTGAAGATGCATTAGGTGTACTATGTGATAATGTAATCTCATCTGACCACTTCTCTAAAGACTTTATCTTCATCTCTGATGAGAATGTCTCTGTAGAAAGTGATAAAGAAGTATTCTATAACAATATTAAGATACTTAAAGACAAGTATGACTTGCTTATCAAGTTCCAAGATATTATTTATAATACTTCTAAGTACGGTGAACGATTCTATTATATCGTACCATATGAAAGAGCTATTAAAAAGCTATTAGATAACCCAGAAAATAAGTTCATAACTACACAAAAAGAGTCTATGAGTCTAACTGAATCTGGTATTCTTAAAATCTCCCCTACATTAAAAGAAAGTGGAGATGTATTTGTTAGAAATATTAATAAAAAAGAACAATCTTTAGATGTTGAATTCTCATTCAATATGAGTAATGCTTTATCTAAAGAGATTGTAGCTCATGAGACTGCAGCTAGTAGACTTAAACATATTAGAGAGTCTGCATTAAACTTCAATGAAGCTACAACAAGTACAGTATCTCTAGTAGCTAATGATAAATTAGATGCTAGTCCATTCTATGATGATACTACAAGCAATGGTTTAATTGTAGCTGGTCAAGATAGAATTAATACTAAAGATGACTGGGGTCTAAATGGATGTATCTTTAAAGAACTTAATCGTTATAAAGTTATTCCAGTTAGAATTGAAGATCTTATTCTAGGATATGCTTATCTTGAAAACGATAGTGTATTTGGGTTAGAAGATGATTTCCCAGTTAGTGATACAACTACACCAGTAAATGCTTTAGGTATTAATGTAGCTACTGATCTAGAAGCTACAAAGAACTCTGCTGTTATCTCTGATAGCATTGTTAAGACTGTAGCTAGTAAACTATCTGCAGCTATTGATACTAAGTTTATTAAACTTAATAAAGATCTATCTAAAGAGATCTATATGGTATTAAAACATGATCTTCAAGCAGGTAAGAAGAATAAATATAATGTAACTTTCTTACCACCTGATGATGTAGTTCATTGCTATTATAAATTAGATCCTGATACATATCGTGGTATCTCTGATTTGTATAAGTCTATGATACCAGCTAAGTTATTCATTGGTCTATATATTACCAATACTATTGGTGCAATGACTCGTGCACAAGACCGTCGTGTATACTATGTAAAACAATCTGGTATTGATACAAATATCTCTAAGATTCTATTAACTACTATTGATCAATTGAAACGTCAAAACTTCAATATGCGTCAATTAGAATCTATGAAGAATGTATTAAATATCCTAGGTCGATTCAATGACTTTGTTATTCCAACTGATAATAGTGGTAATGCACCAGTACAGTTTGAAGTTATGCAAGGTCAACAAATTGATCCACAAACTGACTTGATGGAAAAACTCCAATCAATGGCAGTCAATAGTACTGATGTACCATTTGAAATAGTACAAGCTAGACAATCTATGGACTATGCTATCCAAGCATCTATGTCCAATAGTAGATTCTTAAAGAAAATCTATAATAGACAAACAGTTGCTAATAGATTCTTATCATCTATTATGACTAAACTCTATAGAGGTGAGTTTAATAATCCAACAGCGGTTATTAAAGTTAACTTACCAACTCCGATGTTCTTGAATCTAACTAATACTAACCAAATCATTCAAAATGCTAATGATGTAGCACAAGCTGCAATGGAAGCATTCTCTGATGACTTAGATGATAACGCTAAACAAATCTTCTTCAATAACTTAAAAGGTAAAATGCTTGAAAGCTATATTGATATGGAAATGATTATGCGTGTTAAAGAAGCAACTAAGATTGAATATGCTGCTAATACACAACAAGATCAAGGTGACGGTGGTTACTAATACAACAAAATACGGTCATAGGCTATTAAAACCTATGAACATAAGTTGTTTATTTTTATTTGGATAAGGTGAAAACTAACTTTGCCCACAGCAGCAAAGAAAGAATGACTACGCATGAGGAAGTCCGTTCATGTGATTTTAGCAGATTGCAATTTGAGAAGAGAGGTCTTCCATCCATCCCCTGATGGAAGAATTTTGATCTATTCGTCCAAAATCGGAGTTCCCATGTATATATTATTAAACGTTAATCAAGCGTAGGATTTTGATTTGTATGATGAGTTTTGTTCACGAAGCATGTATAGAAATTTTTATTAGTAGGTATTATATAGGAGTTTTTGTGTCTAATTATCTTCATTAAATCCTCATACGCAGTCAATATATTGTTACAAAAATAAAAAGAATAAATGGACTAGGAGATTAACTCCTAGTCCACTGTTGTTTATTCTATTATTAAAATCTATTAACCAGTATAAGAAACGCCTTTACCAGTGTTACCTTCACCATTAGGAGTAAGGATATTACTATATGGTTTCATGTGAGTTACACCAGAGTAAGTCATTTCAGATTCATCCCAGATTGTACCTTTACGTACCCAATCAAGTAAGCTTTGAGCTTTTTGGTTGATGATAGTATTAGTAATAGGGAAACCAGAGAATTCAACAGACAATTCTTTGAAGCCAATATCACCACGTTCGATATTGTAGATATTCAAGTCAGCGTTAGTTGGTTGAGCAGCTACGATATAGAATGCTTTTTCAACGTTCATCAAAGTATTATCAGTTACAATATATAAGAAGCTAAATACTTCTTGGTCAAAACCAGGTTCTTTAATAGTACCATCTTCAATAAGACCATGGTAATGTTTAACTTGAGTTGTAGGGTCTTTAACACCACGTAAGAACAACTCATGAACTTTAGTCATGATAGAACCAGATTTTTCGAAATAACGCATAGTAAAGGTAGAGCCAGATTGGCTATTAACTTTATTGATTACGTTAATGGATTTAACACCATTTGTCAATTCTGCAGTATCGGAAGTCATGTTATCAATGCCATCTAAGCCACGGAATTCATATTCCAATACATGCACATATGTATCAATAAGTTTTTGGTATTTATCACTTTTAGCTGCCAAAGCTTTCAAGAAGTTTGGGATAGTTAAAACGATAAGCATACCATAACCAGATTCAAATTGGTTAAATTGATATAAGTTAGCCCAGTCAGTTACACCACGGAACAAGGCATATTGTGTCAAATCACGAATTTCTTTAGTGCCGTCGAAGATAAAGTTAACAGCACCAGCAGTACGTCCAGCCATATTATTTATCCCCCTTAAGCATTAGCACTAACAGTAGTTGCAATTGGAATAGCAACGATACGGAAGATTTCAGCTTGTGCGAAATCTTTGAAAGATACTTGGATAACTGCATAAACAATTTTGTTTGCTGCATATGCAGAATCAGATTTGAAGTCAATAGAGATGGAAGCGAATTTATTAGCATTGTTGTTAATAACTGCTTGAACGTCTTGTTTATAGTCTTCAAAGTCAGTACCAGTAATGAATTTATAACGGGACTTAGGACATGCAATACGAATTTGTTTAATCAACTCTTGGATAGACAATACGTTATTAGCATAGCTTAATTGTGTAAAGATATCTTGAGAAGTATATTCGGATGCAAGAGAGAAGATACCGTTATAGTACTTACCAAAGTTAATACGAAGATCATCCATTTCAGCAACTTGGTCACCTGCAGGAGTAATCTTAGGAACGTAAGATAAAGTACCTTCGATGATTTCTGGAACAGTCCAACCATTGCTTTGACCAGCACATACTAAGGAACGACCATTAGAGAAGTGCATACAAATCAAACGAGCAATAGCATAACCCATAGTAACTGTAATTTGTTTACGAGTATATGGATCGAAGATATCGAAGTATTGACAATAAGTCGCAACGTAACGGTTATTACCACCAGTATTCAAAGTTTTAGCATTCTTGATTGCAAGAAGATTGCTAAGACCTTTAGTACCCATATCACGGAAATAGAATACGTCTTGACGGAAAGAACAAAGTGTTTCAATAGCACGTTTTACAATATGAGGATAGTTAGCATCAACAACAATATCAATTGGGTTGTTATCGATATCATAGATATCATCATTGAAAGCACCATTATATACTTTAGCCATTTCTGTAGCATATACAGATGTAGCGTCAGTTACACCTTTATAGTTAGAGATAGGAGATGTACCGAAAGTATCACCATTATAACCACCAGTCAATGGATGACCAGCAAAGCTATCAAGTTTAACTGTCGCTACACCATCATTAGTAGATTCTAGTACTTCAAAAGTTTTGAATACATCACCTTTCCAAGTACGAGCACCAATGATATCAGATTCACGTAAACGAGTTTCAGAGATACCAGCAATAGCTGCTACTTTAGCATAGAATAATTGCATTTGGTCTTCATAACCATAGCATTTAACTTGCTTAGAAGTACGTTTAATAACGGAATCAAAGAATAGATTGTATCCAGCTTCAACTTCAGAAGGATTCAAAGAGAATACAATAGATTCTAATGTATTACTGTTTTCATCGATATCCAATACGTAACGTGCAGATTGTGCAGAACGAGACAAAGTGGAATCAAAGGAAATAGTAATATTCTTTTGAGATACACCACGACCATTATCCATAATCAAGAACAATGGGAATTTGTTATCTTTTTTATTTTTGTATTTGTCATAGAATGCTTTTGCAGTAGCAACGTAGTCATTACCATGAACGTTTTCTTCAGCAGCCAAAGTTTCTACAGAGTAGTTAACTTGACATACTTTATACATAGCAGCAATGCCATCTACACCAGCTTCTTCTTTAGTGTATGTAGGGCGTTGTGCTGGATCGGAAATAGATGCTACATCAGTAGCTTTCCAATATAAATCAACTGTTACATAAGAGCCATCAGCTTTAGTAATAGGAGATCCAGTCAATGGATCAATTTTAATTCGAGCTTCTTGACGAGAAATTTCTTTCACATGAGCAACTACACCTAGCATAGCTAAACGAGAAGTTGGGTCAACAACACGTTTTGCATAAACAATACCGCCGTTGTTGATTACGTTAGCAGCTTGGAGTAATGGTTGACCATGACGAGCAAACGAGATTTCACCATATTGATCGAAGAAATCATCGCCTTGCCATTTAGTATATTCTTCAGTCCCTTTATCAGATGTAAAACCAGCAAATACAATTGGTCTTGTAGTAGAGTCGGCTACATTCAGAGAGGGAATATAACTTTGGTCTTCAAGAATGATTTTTGTACCAATCATAATCTTTTATTTCCTCCTTAATAGATTTTAAATAATAGTTATAAACGAATCCTATATGGATACTATTTAAACTTTTATTCATATGTTAATTATGGCTATTGCATAAGGATCTTTTCCATTGGAGAGTCAACTTTATTCTTATTGATAATAGAGTTGACTACCGCATCATCCCAGTTTTCTGATGTAATGGAAGTAAATGCAGAAATATACTTAGGTACCATCTTAATTGATAATGGTTTATACTTATGCATATCAGTTTCCTTAGCTAAGCGGAATGGAACTGATTCATCTTTAACAGATCTACAAAGCTCAGATACTAAGATACCAAACATTTGTGCAGAGATACCAAAAGAAGAACCATTGAATTTGATAGAATCCATTAAGAATGAATGTAATTTATCATATGCAATTACATTAGGGATATTACCAGTAATCATGAATAGTCTAAACATGTTTTCAACGTTGGTAATATCTTCAGGTGAACCAGTATTTACTATAACTACATCATCTTTCTTAAAATGTAGAATACGATAATCTACTGGAACTGGAATCTTCTTATCTAAGATATAATCTTTTACCTTTTCAATAGATGATGGCATAGTAGATATAAGAACTGGATGGCTGAATAACTTAATACCGTAGATAGACTTCCCTTTAGCATCAAATACTTCATAAGAGAATAGTCCTAAAGTATTTACATATTCACCAGCTTCTTCAGCATACTTCATATGACCATCATTTCTAAAATAATTCTCTGGGATATAGAATACTAGTTCTCCATCCCCTTTAAAAATAAGAGACGTTCCTTCTTCTTTAAGGAACGCTCCTACATTTTTCATACCCATAGTGACCTCCTATAGAGTAATAATTGTCTTATACTCTAATGTTTAGGGGCAATAAAGTTACTGTTATTTAGCCTCAAGAGCTTTAATGCGGTCATCAAGAGCTTTAAGCTTTTCATCCATAGTAACCTTATTATATATAGCAGTATTATAGTGAGCTGTAGTTAATACAGTATAAGAGTTATTACCATTATAGTGCTTAAACTCTTTACCAATCACTGTTGTATTGGCTCTCTTATCACCAAGCTCTAGATTGTTTTTATTATTAACCTTAGCAATAACTAATGCATTACCATCAGTAGTTCTACCATGGTAACCTACCTGATTACCAACCGTAATACCATTATTAAGATAATCATTATTGATATGATTATAATAAGACCTTTTAGAAGAATACTTATAAATCCGAACGTAATCATGAGAATTGGCACACATATAAATATCGCCATTAACATAAACAAAATCTTCAATTTCACAGAATGGCTCCATTTCAATTTCTCTAATAACTTTAAATTCATTACCAATTAGACGGCATTCAATAAGACGGCGTGCAACTGCAAAGATAATTGTATCACCTTTAAGATATGCACCATTAGAGTCTAGATTAGTTTCATCTACTTGCACAATGTATTCTTGCTTAGTAGTCATGGTATTATCAGTATAGATTCTTATTTTACGAGACTTACTATCTTCACCTGGGACGATAGAAATATATCTACCAGAGCCATCTAGGTCTTTACCAATATTAAAGCATTTATCAGGATAATCTCTAAATTCTCCTAAAACAAGATCCCCAGAATCATTGCGGTTAATATTATAAATACGACTACCGTTAGCTGCACCATTCGTAGCTCTAATTGTTTCACCATCCATAAATAGTGTATTAACATGACCTAGTTTATCCATACCCTCAAAATCAGTAAACTTTACAATATTCATATCGGCATCTAATTCATAGATACGTTGTTTAGAGTTATCTTGGCTACAACATCCTAAAATGAATCTCTTAGTTGTTGGATCATAAGTAAACCCTTGGCATTGGTTAACTACAGTCTTATCTATTTCTATAGTCTTAATAAAAGTAATATTTGTTTGGTCAGATAATGTAGCTGGTCTTTGTGCATTGATATCAGAACCAATGTGTCTGAAAGATTGCTTAAGCATTTCTGTAAAGTCTTTTGATATTTTCATAATAAAATCTCCTTTCAATTACTATATTGTAAAAGAAATCCCAGAAGAGGTTAATCCTCTTCTGGGATATTGTTATATTAGTTATCTAAATTAATATTCAATTACAGAACCTGCAGTTGTAACACCTGTTAATCCGGAAGGAATTTTATCATAATAATTAGGGTATATTTCAGATAATTGTTTAGAATCATCTGTTAATGCAGTAATAGGTTCCCATGCTTTCTTAGAATAATTATATTTTTTAGTAAACATTATCTATTTTACCATCAATAAATATTTTTACTTTAGTATCTTCTCTATTTTCCTTAATAATTAAACTTAAACCGTATTTATATTTAAAGTCACAATCTGTACTAGTCAAAAATGCTAACTTTTTTTCATCATATAAGGTATCGTCACTATTCCACCAAGGCTTTATTTCTATAACAGCAAAATTATGCTCATTGCTTCCACGTTCATGAATAATAATATCTGGTCTAATATGGCTCTTTTCCATAATTTTTTTATCATCTTTATTTCGATTATATTCACAATCTACATCATATTCGGTAATAAGTAAGGCCAAGTAATGCCCAAGCTTATGTGAGATAGATAATTCACTAATATGTTTACTATCCTTAGTATGTCGCATAGATTCATGATTTATTAAATACTGATCTTTATAATATAGCGTATCTAATGCAATCGTCAACACGCTCAAGAACTCATCTATATGCTCCATTATATATCCTCCTAACAATATAATCTCCCTAACAACAATTCAACTTATGTTATTTATTATTCTACCCTTTTATATAAACTCCTCTATCAGTACTACTAATTTATTGATATCAACAATTTTATCTTAATCTACTTAAATAAAAAGGCCCCTCATTAAGGAGCCTCTTTATTTAATAGTACATCTGTAAAAACTTTACTTTTACAGTCTACTCAGGCGTTTGTTGTATCCGTTGAAGCATTTTAAAGCTCACAGCGATATTAACGAAAATAATCAAAAGTGTTAGGAACGAATAGGCTAATTGCATATAGTTTGCCGACACCGCATCATATATCTGATATGTGCAATATCCGGCTGTGATAATGCCGCTGAGGACACCCGGGATATACTGTCGCAGAAAAATACTTTGGAATATATGTCCAATTACATGGTATACGTATGCTATGATAATGGTAATATAAAAATCGAAGCTTTCAAAATATATACTTAATCCCAGTATAACCAACAAAAGTATGAATTCCTGACAGACGATGGCATTAAATCTGAAGGGTGTAAAAGTGGCTGCTAAAAATTGTTGTTGCAGTTTAGGATTCCTTCGCATGAATCGTGGAAATAGAAGAATCTCTTCAAGTTCGTGCAATATAAAAATGCTCGGGAATAATAAGAAAAAACCATTCAGATCCATAAGATACCTCGTTCACAAGTAAAACTATTTACCACCTTTTTTTACATATGTATCAAGAACTCTTATTTCCCGTAAATAATCTCGTTCAACAGGACTAATAGTTTGATTCTGGTATTTTTGATATTCAGAAAGGACTTTCGCTTGCATTTGTTGATGAGATATATGTCCCTTATCTTGTAATACAGCTTCGCCTGTAGCTGACAAAATCGCATCTATATGCTTTATCCAATCAGCCATTGTCATAGGGACTTCACGCTGGGCCTGTCTTTCCGCAAAATCCAAGTATCCTGAAACTAATTGATTGAGCCCTTGTAATTCTTTTTCTGTAAGATAATTTTTAGCAATTTGAGCCTCTTTCAATGTAGGTAATTCTCCTTTGAAAGTAGTCAATCCCATAAACTCTTTTTTGCTATCTACACGTTTATAAATAACTTCACTAGCCGTATTATGATGAACAGCAAAATGCATCTTATTTTGTACTGTAGCAAAAAATGATTTTGCTTCTACGGATATCGGATTATAATCAACAGCAGTAGAAAATAAGTCCAGCACTTGACGATAAAAAACCTTTTCACTAGAGCGAATATCTCGAATCCGATCTAATAACTCTTTAAAATAGCTGCCACCACCTAATTCTTTCAGTCGCTCATCATCAATAGCAAACCCCTTTATCAAATAATCCTTTAATACGGTTGATGCATATTTTCTGAATTGAATTCCTCGCGGCGATCGAACACGATATCCTATGGCTAAAATCATATCTAGATTATAATAAGCTAACTTTCTTTCAACTGTCCGAGTCCCTTCATTTTGAACTGTCAACTTATAGTTGACAGTTTCTTCTTCAGACAATTCCAAATCTTGAAATATAGATTTAATATGCTTGCTAATATTTTGTTTTGTCGTTTGAAATAATTCTGCTATTTCACTTTGACTTAACCAAACAGAACCATCATCAAGTATAAGATTTATTTTAGCTTTTCCATCTTCAGTATTATAAATAATTATATTATTCATCTGAAAGCCTTTCTACCATTACGCCCATAGTAATTCAATATATGTATATCAAATCTTAAAATTAGTATATGTTAAATTAAAAGAAGCCTTCTATATTACTATCATTGTAACACAGAAGGCTCAAGAATTTATCCACTATTAAATTTTTAAAACTGCATTGATTTAACTTGCACACGCAGTACAGTTTTCAATTTAGCGGGCTCCACCTTTCGCGCATCAGACAAGTAGATTTCCCGATGCCACTCGTCGTTAGCACGTTGTAAATTATGAGCAGCGCAGAATTCATCTACTTTCATAAACGATTCCGGTTCATCATCATAAGGCCCGACATGCAATATCTGCACGCAATCCCCATCCTCAATTGATTCGAGCCGCACATCCTTAAATCGAGACAACGATTTTTTCTTGGATACATTCATAATGGCCGCCTCCAACACGTCAGGAGTCACAAAATCAGGTTGTCTGATCATCACCCGATATTGCAGATTATTCTTATCAAACTGCTCCGTATGCTCGATCTGCTTCCAAAGCGCCTCCAGCACAAGGAACTTCATGCTCGGCACCGTAACCTGCACCGCCTGCTGCTTTGGACAATACAATTCCTTTTCGTGCTTGCGCCATTCATGCTTTACTGCTGTCATAGTTAACCCCTCTTTCTGAAAAAAATATATGATTTCTTTTATCGTAAGGGAGGATTATGAAAGATAATTAAGAGCCCCTATGCCAAAGCATAGGGGCTCTTTTCACACACTCGCTTCCACAAGTGATTTTGTATATGGGTGTACCGCTTCTTTAAGTCGTTTTGATTCGATAGTTTCTACGATTTGCCCATCTTTCATAACGATGATTCGATCTGTTACGGCTTGTAACAGGCCAATGTCATGGCTGACGAATACGTAGCCGAAGGGTTGTTCCGAATGGAGTTTTTGTAATAGGTCTAACACTAGTTTTTGATTCACCGCATCAAGGGCTGATGTAGGTTCGTCAAAGAGTACTAGCTTGGGGTTCATCAACATGATCCGTGCCAATACGACACGTTGTAGCTGACCACCGCTGACTTCGTGAGGGTATTTATACACCGTATTTTCTGGCAAGTCTACTCGTTGCATCCATTTACGGATATCGTCCTTTGCTGACGCCACATCCATAAGCCCATAGTTGATATACGGCTCTAAGAGAAATGCTTCTAAGTTCATTCTAGGCGGAATCACCGCCAAGGGATTTTGGAACATCATCTGCATAGAGCGATATATTTCTGTATGATTTTGAATGGAATGGATATCCTCACCAAAGAGTCGCAAGGTGCCAGATGTAGGTTTTTCTAGCATGGCAATTATCCTAAGCAATGTACTTTTACCAGAACCACTACCACCAGCAATACCTACCCGTTCATTCTCCGCTACAGAAAAAGATACATCATCAACAGCACGAACCGTATGATTGTGGTTTGTATATTGTTTACAGATATTCTCGAGTTGAATCATACTACACCACTTTCATTACGGAATCTAACAAAATACGAGTATACTCATCTTTTGGATGGGCCATGACCTCTTCGGTAGAGCCTACTTCAACGAGTTGCCCCTTATTCATAACCCCAATCCTATTGGCAATGCACGCCGCCGCCTTGATGTTATGCGTTACGATAATCACCGTTGCCCCAAGAGCCTGTGTTACCTCTTTCATAAGATCCAATACAGAGGCTTGCACGAGCATATCTAAGGCACTAGTTGGTTCATCAGCAAATACGATGCTCGGCTTCAAGATGAGGCTCAAAGCTATTGCCAATCGCTGCTGCATACCACCGCTCAATTGGAATGGATAGGACTGCAAGATACGCTCGCCATCAGTGAGGTGAACGAGCTGTAACATATTGATAACGCGGCTTACATCATAGCTTTCATCATGAGCACGGAATAAATCTTTGAAGTGATTTTCTACGGTGCGATTTGGATTTAGATAGGCGCTGGGATTTTGAAAGATCATAGAAATCTTCGTGCCCCGCAATTGTCGCCAATCACCATCACTCAATGTAGAAACATCGGTTCCGTTTAGCAAAATTTGGCCGCTAATGGTAGCTTGTTTCAACATGCCAAAAGCGGCACGAACTAACGTAGATTTACCAGATCCGCTTTCACCAACGATGGCAAAGACCTCACCATTGGGCACGGAGAAGGATACATTACGCACCGCCTCTTCCGCACCATATGAAATTGTAACCTTATCAAATACGATACAATCAGATTTATTCAATAGTAGAATCCTTTGTTAATAAGTAGTAATCGATTGGATGTACCGGTACATTTTTAACTTTTGTAGTAGATACAACCGTTGCACTTGGATATAACAAGTAGATATCTGCCACGTCATCAACTAAGATTTGTTGCGCTTGTTTTGCAATAGTAGAGCGTTCGTTTTGATCAAATGTTACTGACAATTGGTCGATTAACGCATCTACTTGAGGGTTAGAGTAGCCACCAACGTTTGATTTCGCACCAGTTTTGTAGAATAAGCTGAGGAACCAGTAAGGATCGTTTGTAGACATAGTCACTACATTGCGTTCTACTAAATCGAAACCATCTGTACCAAGTGTATCTACTTCATCAGGGCTTTGTAATTTCTTAAGAGTTACAGCAATACCAGCTTTTTTCAATTCTTGTTGGATTTCTTCGTATAAGCTTGTGTCTTTACCCCAAATAGCAATAGTAATCGCTAATTCTTTGCCATCTTTTGCATACATGCCGTTTGCATTCTTAACGTAACCAGCTTGAGTCAAGATTTGGTCAGCTTTTGCTACATCTGTCATCGGTTTATTAGCAATCGCATCATAGCCTAAGTTGGCAGATGGCGGGAATGGTGCCGCCCCTGGTGTGGAACCATTCCCAATGATTTTCGCCATAGAATCATAGTTAATGATATGAGCTACTGCATTACGTACATCTTTATCATGTAATGGAGATGCTGCAGTTTGGTTCATTTTTAACATGAGCACACGAACGCCAGAGATATCTTGGATATTGAAACCATCTTTAAACAAGCTACGGTTAGCAGAGTCCACCTTTTGGATGATGTCAACATCTTTAGATTGCAATGCCATCGCACGTTTATTGTTGTCTTCAATGTCTTTTACTGTTACAGAATCAAGACCTGGTTTGCCGCCCCAGTAATCTGCGAAGGCTGCAAGTTCAATTGTTTCACCTTTTTTGAAAGCAGTGATTTTATAAGGGCCTGTAAGAACTGGTTTAGATGCTACGTCTTTAAGATCTGCAGTATCCATGATAACAAAAGCAGGTTCAGTCAAGCTAGATAACAAGGAACCATTAGGCTCTGTAGTCTTAATAATCAAGTTTTGACCATCTACTGTGATGGACTCGATTTTAACAGCTTTAGCGGAGCGAGCACTTTGTTTCATCGTATACTCAATGGACTCTTTTACCTTTTGAGGTGTCATCGGAGTACCATTGTGGAATTTTACGTTTTCACGGATGTGGAATTTCCATGTTGTAGGGTCTACATTTTCCCAAGAATCTGCCAATTGTGGGGCAAATTTCATATCCGGTGTAACAACGGCTAAGGTTTCACCTGCACCGATACGTGTCAATGTCCACGCATCCCATTCGTGAGTTGGGTCTAATGTTTCACCAAACCAATACAAACCAACATTCATATGCTTACCTTGTTTGCTGTCTTTAGCAGTATCATTGCCACAGCCAACAAAGA